GTTTTAGCAGCACTTGATTTAACTTCTGCAATAAACTGTGTACCAACTCTTCTTGTAGCAGCTCCTTGCGGATGTACTAAAAAATTCTGTAAACTTTTACAGCCTGTACCGTATTTAGCAAAATCAGTTCTACCATCGATTTTAGCTCCGAGTTCACCTGATACAAAACTTGTAAGAGCAAGAGTTGTTCTAGGCATTATAACCTCGCATCAGTAAATTCGTTACTCTCAACTGTTCCTAAACTATTTTCTGTAGCATCTACAAATCTAGCCTCACGTAATCTTTCATCAGCAGTTGCCTGATAATTTTTAGCTAATGTTGCATTGTTTGTAATTGCATAAGCTATGTCAGCAGCTAAAGCACTTGAGATACTTTCTTGTAAGTAAGTGTCATACTCATTTGGATCAGTTATTTGCGCGATGTAAACTAAATAAACTGTTCCTTCATTCGTTTTAATTTTTCTGCCTTCAACAACATAATCTATATCACTTTCAATACTATCTGTAGCTCCAGTATGAATTTTTAAAACTCTTAAGCAATCACTTGGTAGTGTGTATTGATTTGCGTATTCAACAACTGGCGCATCACTATCTGCTGCAAGCTGTACTCTTTTTGTTAAACAGTTCCATGCGTGAGATCTAAAAATTCTATTTCTAATAGGCTCATATCTTTGATTACAAAGTCTAGCGTTCTTACTATCATCTGTTAATGCAGTGATGGTACTTGCTCCTAAAAGATTTAAAGCTGAATTACAAATATCAACTACTGATGCCATGATTTTCCTCGCAGTTAAAAGTTATTAAAAGTTTTTTTTCGTTTACTTGAGTTGGTCCTAATTCCATGACTGAGTTGTAACCTCTAATGTAAGCGTCACTTAAGCAGTCGTAGTAAGTTAGATATTCAATAGGTGATTGCTTTTGAGCTATTAAAGTCGATGCTCCGTTACTTATTGAATACATATATAAAATTAAAAAATATTTCATTGATTGCTAGCCAGGCGGATTTTTGGTCCGCCTAGCCTAATTGCAGTATTAATTACTCAACAGAGTAGATAACCGCTATTTTGATTGTGCCAGTCGCAGCTGCACCACCAGTTGTGATTAACACATCTGTTTCAGATGTATTGTCATAGCCAAAGCCATCGATGTTTCCATCTTCGCTCATAACTAATTTACCAGCTGTAGCAGCAGCAGTTGCTCCAATGTATCTTGTAGCACTTCCGCTATCACCTACTGATAAAGTTACTGATGAACCTAAGGCATCGTGACTTACGATTACTTCGTAAACCTTCGCACCTTGAGGAAGTCTTGCAACTGATATGTCAGAGCCTGAGGCTAACGAAGATGCCTCATAGCTATCGTATTGCACTCTTAAGTTACCGTGCCATTCTGAACTGTCAGCTTTAACAACTGGAGTTGCAGTAATGTTGGTAAAATTTACGCCTTTTACGCTTGCCATAATTTTATCCTCCTATTACGCCTCATGCGCCTCAATCGTCACAACTTTTTCTTCTTCCATTCTAGTTGCGCCAATTGACATGCAGTTATAGACTTGAGTTGCATAGCCTTTAGTTGGCAGCTCATCAATTCTTGACATCAGATCTTGACCTAATGCAAGTTTCACACCATCCATAGCGTATGCTAAGCATAATCTTTTAGAAGATGCGATTGACAGTCTGTTAGAGACTATGAAGTTAAAACCTAAGAACGAGTTTATTTCACCGTTCGATAAAGCTTTAACTGTGTTGAAGTCGCTAGATGTTACTTCTGTTGTTCCTAACAGATCAGAAATCTGCTTAGGTCCTACGATTATATACCTAGCGATTGACGGATCTACTGATGCGCTGTCCATAATTTCTTTAGCATTACGTAACTTTGCAATAGTTAATCCACCAGTTGATGCCTCAGTGATTTTTTGCGCTGATGGCAAAGCTGTGCTTGTAGAGCCAGTTTCACCTGTGAACGCAGTACCACTAATAGCACTGATTATTTCATCATCCATTGCTCTGCCTAAAGCCATTGCCGCAGCTTGCGCATAAGATGATGTTGGATCGATCAAAGTTCTGATCTTATCTTGGTTGTCGATAATATCAGCGTACTCGTAATCGACCAATGATACTCTTCGTCTAGCGTGAGGTGTATCGATTTGTGGAGTTGAGGCATGTCTGCTAACTCGTTTAACCGCAGTGGCAGAGCCAATTTGGTCAAAGAAAGCATTTTTACCTACAACACTCTCGACATCAACAGCCGCTCTAAGAAGAGATCCTTTTTGTTGGCTAAGCATAGCAACATTGTTTGAATATTGCTGTACAAAAGCCGTTGTGATTTGATTAGACATTTTCTAATCCTCCTCTGTGTTATTGGTTGATTATTGATAGATCGATTTGATTGACCGTCAAAGACGGATCTTGTCTTTGCCTTTTAAGTCTGCAATTAGACTTTTTTCTTAGAAGGCTCTTTTGGAGTTATCTTCTTTGAAACTTGTTGTACGAAATCATAAAAAGTTTGAGCTTTAGGAATTGGATTTGATCTATCTTTTTCAGATCCAAATTCAGTAGCTAGTCTCAAACATTCAAGAGCTATCTCTTTGTTATCCATTGAGCTGCTCTCTTAATTTTAAAACTTGCTCTACTGTTTTCTTATGATTTGGATGAGCTTTAGACCAGTACGGTGATCCATCTTCAGTTAGTTCAGCTATTTCTTTTTCTAGCTGACTAGCTGTCATGTAACCCACGCCATCACCTTTAATAATTTCATCTTCAGATAATTTATCTGCAAGCATACTAAAAGCTTTGATGACATCAGGATTATCACCTAGTCTTGACCCATCTTTTAAAATGGTATCGTTAAGAATATTAGATCCTAAAGTATCGATCGCTAATCTCTTAGCTTGATCTAATCTTTTGTTATACTCAGGTCCAAATTCTTTTTTTAATAAACTTTCTACTTCAACCTGTTTAGCATCAGCTGCCGCAGCTTTAGCTGCCTCACCTTCACTATTCATTTCGTTATAGAATTTTATTAATCGTTCAGCTTGTTTAGGTAACAAACCTAATCTGTGCGCAGTTTCATTAAAATTTTTTAGCTGCGTCTGGTCGATCTCACCTTCTTCAAAATTATATTTATAATCGTCAGGTGATTTTGGTCTGCCTAATTTATCAAAGACTTCTTGCCAATCTTCATCAGTTGCCATTTTATTTGGTATAGCAACTTTATTGGCACCTACTAATCTTTGAGCTGATAAATAAGATTTTACAAAATCTTCCATGTTGCTAAAATTTTGTAACGCCTTTTCTTCTTTATAACTATCAGGTATCAAATCTTTAAAATTAGTTACCTGTTGTACTTCTTCTTTAACTTCTGTTTTAGGCTCGCTTTGAGTTAAAACAGTTTCTGTAACCTGTGATGTCGTCTCAGGTTGTTGAGCAACATCTTTAGGTTGCTCAGATTGCTCTACTGGAGCAGTTGTCTGATTGTCCATATATTTTTCCTATATTTATTTTTGATTTAAAATACTCTTTATGAAAACCAAGATAGATCTTTGTCCTTCAAAGAATGCACTCTCATGGCTATCACCTTTAACATGAGTGGTATTAAACTCATGGCATCGTTTCTCAAGATCATCGATAACTTTCTTACCTTGATCTGTACCGAAACAAATTTTGTAATTTTCAATAAGTTCTTTTAACTTCTTACTGTTCGGATCCATTTATATTATTTATTTCTTTAACCATTGGCGCTGCATCTTTTGCTATTTGTGCCTCTTGCATTGCTTGTTGCATTTGCATTTGTTGTTGTTGTGCAGCAGCTCTCTCTTCTCTTAAAGCTTGAACTTGTTTGTCAGATTTAATCATTCGAGCTGGTAAACCTAAAATATTTATTATTTGTTTTATTAATCCATTTTCATCAATGTAATCTTGTACTGGAGCTAAAGGTGAGATCTGTGCAAATAATTCTAAACCTCTCATTAAATTTTGTAGCTCTTGACCTTTTTGAGCTAACGCCATCGGTGATACATATTCAATATCTATTTCTTGATTAGCAAGGATCTCAGGCGCTTGAGGAAATAAATTATTTCTAAGCATGATATTAAATACTCTTAAGATCATTGGCTGTAGTAATTCAGATTGTAATCTTCCTAATACTGGACCAAGTATTCTCATCTTCTCTTCGTTACGCTGCAATACTTCTGTTGCAGTCATATTTCTATTTTCAGTGATGAGTAACTGATCTACATGAAAAATTTTTGCAATAGCTTGTCGTCTTTGATTTTCATTATTTATAGTAACGCCAGTGTTTGCATTTATATTTAATGGTTCAATTCTATCTCTTGATCCTGATCTATAATAATTCAAAGATCCTGGAGCCATTCTAATTGGCGAGATCATACTGTCATCAGGAACAAGTAAAGGTGGGTCCACTTGTTTAGCTGCCGCCTTCAAACTGTTCTCAACCATTTTATTTAAAACCTTAATATCAGGTAAAGCATTCATCGTTGGTGATCTGCCATAGATCTCTGTCGATGATTTTAAATATCTTGGAATGACATAAGGCATTTCTCTAAAACCACCTTGAGAAATTACATGTCCAGTTGTGTATTCAAAGTAAATGCTTTGAAAAGGCATATTACTTTTATCTTGTTTTCTCTCGTTGTAAATTGTTCTAGGTCTTACAACATGGATAAGTTCCACATCTTGTAATGGATCTTTTTTAAATAATCTTTGTACGTCTAAGCTTAAATTTTCTAAACCAAATTTATCTACCGTTGCATGCGCTGGCATTTTAAATCTTCGATAAATTGTATCTACAAAACCTTTTTTATTTTCTTGAATATAAATCTCTTTAATGTGTCTAGCAGAGAAACGTAAAATATCTTCTTTGTCCTCTTCAATCATTAAACACGCAGTGCCAAAACAAATAAGATCGTGGTAGCTCTCGAATACTTCTTGCTGAAAGTTAGATCTAGCAAAAGCTAAATACATTTTATCTAAAGCATTCTCTAACCATTCTCTTGCATCGTCATCTTCATTTAAGATGCCTTCTTTGTATCTTAATGAAAACCATCTATTAGCAGATGATGTAAGCATACCATGTAAAGATGCTGCAAGCAGCTCTAGCGCATGGATCGCAGTCGCATCGAACACTAAGGTATTTCTTTTATCACCTCTTGATCTTTCTTTAGATACTTCAGCTTTTCTAGTTAGAGCGTAATCTGCGCATTCTTGCCAATGGCTTTCCCATGTAGATCTTTGCTCCATTAATCTCGATAGATTAGTTTTAAGTTCAGCTGATAAATTCTTTAATTCCTGTGATTGCATTAGCCACCTAATAAAGTTTTTAATTGTAGTTCAACTGCATCAGTTGCGCCTTTAGAAGAAGTTAAGAGTGTAGCTTTTCTGCCTCTTCTTTTTGTTTTATCGTAAGCTGCCTCAGTTGTTGTTGGACCAGCTGGTGTTGTAACAGGCTTAGGTGCACTCATTTGTGATTGCACTTTTGGCTGCTGCACTGATTTTGGTCTTAATGGTTTTGGAGTAAAGCCACCCATAATTAACCACCTAATAAAGTTTTCTTGCTAATGTTTTCATCAGCTACATTTGCCATATCAGGCTCAGTTAAGATCGTAGATCTTCTGCCTTTTCTTTTTCTATTTCTAGCTCTAGCATCCGCCTCTTCTTGCTCTTTTCTTGCTGCATCTTCTGCACTCGGTACATCTTCTACAACAGGCATTTGCATCTGTGGAGGAGCTGGTATTTTTGGACTAAAGATTGAACTCATATTTATATTCCTTTTGAAATGTTGTTGTTCCTATAACTTTTTCTTTTTCTAAACCTACAGCTAAAGTTCTAAAGCTATCGCAAGGATGGCTGCTCCAGTCGTGAACTGGTTTAGCTGCATATACTCTTGTCTTATCATTGTACTTACGATGATAATGTCTAAGAGCGTTTATTAATTTTTGACAGTTATCGACATCAATCTGACATCTAGGTAAAATCATTTTAACTGCATGGATGCCATCTTCTATAGGCATACGCTTTGCAATCTTAAATCTTAAACCTAATTGATAAGCCGTCTCTCGCCTGGTTCTACCAGTAGTAAAATCTGTTTGTTCAAGATCATGTGGTCCATAATGATTTAGATAGACATAATCTTTTTCTTTGAGGATCTGAGCATAGTAAGGAAAAGGTTTGTTATTTTCCTCATAGTAGTCAATGATATTAATGCTATGTCCAATAATTTGGAAAAAAATAATAGCGGTACTATCATTAAAACCAATATCCCAACTGGTATTAACAGGATAGCTCGGATCATAAGGAACTCTAGTAATCCTTCTTTCATCTTCTAATTTTGTAAGTATGTCACCGTAGATAGATCCAGTAATGTTTCCAATAAAGCTACATTCAAATTCTTGATTGTACTTTGCTGGTCCCATTATTTTTAGAGCTGCGTCTAGCTCTTCCTGGTCTATCAGCTTAGTCTCTGATGCTTTTGCAACATATAGAAACCAATCATCGTTTTGCTGCGCCTTGAGATAATAATCATAAAAAAGATTATTCATCGATTTTGGCGTTCCGCACATTGAAAGCCAGCCTTTACGATCTGATAAAGCTGGTCTGATGACTTCATCAACGACAGCTGCATTCACTTGCGCAGTTTCATCTATTACGCAGCCATCTAAATAAATTCCTCTAAGGCTATCAGGATTTTCTGCTGACAACAGCATTATCCTAGAGCCATTCATAAAATCACATCTTAATTCAGTTTCGTTATACTTCGTTCCAGGAATTTTGCTGGTGTAATGTTTTAAATAATCGAAGGCAATTTTTTTGGCTTGCGAATAAGTCGGAGCAAGATAAGCATAACGTGGATTATGATTTTTATTTGTCATCGCACATTTAATTAAATGATTAATGAGCATCACCGTTTTGCCAAACCTTCGATGGCAGCACAGCACTGAAAATCTGTATTTGTCTAGTTCACCATGAATATAAGCTTGTTGCTTTCTTGGCGAATACGGTATTGTGACTTTCATACTTCGTTTCCCCACACATGCCAGCCGTCTCTTTGTTTTCTAGCAAATATATCTATTCGATCTTTACCTAAATCTTTTATTAATTCATAAAACAAACTTGGCTTTTCAGAGTGTCTAATGTTTTCTGCTTGAAAGACTAAAGGTATTAATGGCTTTCCTTTAATCCATAAGTCAGGTTTAATTTTATTGTAACCTATTAATATAAATTCAGCATTCCACCTAAAACCAAAAAGTGCCATGCCAGCGGATCGACCATAAGTCTTTTGCCAAACTTGAGTTACTAAATATTTAAAATTCCAGTGTTCTAATAATTCTTTTGCTTGAAAAAGATATTTTTGCGTTGTCCATAAAAATAACCAACATTTATCTTTTGCTATGCTTTGTACTGGTAAATCTTTTATTTCATCCAAACTCATCATTGGATAATCCATATTAACTTGATTAGGTCTTGCTCGATGAGTAACCTTTTTTATTTTATATGGCGGATCAATTACAATTAGATCGTATTTACTTTTTGGAAAATTCATTAATGAATAGTCGGAACTTTGTCTTTGTCCCAGTATTTCATTTTAATTTTACGAAATACGTAGTCTGCGAACTCAGGCATATCGTCATGATCTTGAAATCCATTAAAGACCATCATCAGTTCACCATTAAATGTTGTAACTGTAAAAGCAGAGACGTTCTCAAACTTGCTTGGTAATTCTAGTTGTTTCTTTTTGTCTTTGTTGTTCATCGGTAATTTATCGTAAT